GGTAACAGTTACCGGGAATTTTCTGTTCGGTTGCTGCTGCCATACATTCCTGCATTGTTCTGTGAACACTGACTGCAATATCAACTGGCTCTCCGGAAACAAGAAAAACCGTCAGAATAAGTGCAAATACTGGATTCATTGTGCACATCCTTTTGGCATCAGACGTAAACGGGCCAGCATTGAAACAATGCATACTTTATTTAATAACTCCCGTTCGTGTTTTCTTTTGTTAATGGCCTCTTCAGTAAATACAGGATTACTGATAGTGACACCAATTTCAAAACAACCTTCAGGTGATGCTGCCAACTTACTGATTTAGTGTATGATGGTGTTTTTGAGGTGCTCCAGTGGCTTCTGTTTCTATCAGCTGTCCCTCCTGTTCAGCTACTGACGGGGTGGTGCGTAACGGCAAAAGCACCGCCGGACATCAGCGCTATCTCTGCTCTCACTGCCGTAAAACATGGCAACTGCAGTTCACTTACACCGCTTCTCAACCCGGTACGCACCAGAAAATCATTGATATGGCCATGAATGGCGTTGGATGCCGGGCAACCGCCCGCATTATGGGCGTTGGCCTCAACACGATTTTCCGCCATTTAAAAAACTCAGGCCGCAGTCGGTAACCTCGCGCATACAGCCGGGCAGTGACGTCATCGTCTGCGCGGAAATGGACGAACAGTGGGGATACGTCGGGGCTAAATCGCGCCAGCGCTGGCTGTTTTACGCGTATGACAGGCTCCGGAAGACGGTTGTTGCGCACGTATTCGGTGAACGCACTATGGCGACGCTGGGGCGTCTTATGAGCCTGCTGTCACCCTTTGACGTGGTGATATGGATGACGGATGGCTGGCCGCTGTATGAATCCCGCCTGAAGGGAAAGCTGCACGTAATCAGCAAGCGATATACGCAGCGAATTGAGCGGCATAACCTGAATCTGAGGCAGCACCTGGCACGGCTGGGACGGAAGTCGCTGTCGTTCTCAAAATCGGTGGAGCTGCATGACAAAGTCATCGGGCATTATCTGAACATAAAACACTATCAATAAGTTGGAGTCATTACCGCTCTTGCGTCAGGAGGAGCGGGAAAGGCGAAAAAATATAGAAAAGCTAATTCAGATTGAGCGTAACGCGAAAGCGCGGATACGCAGGGCGACAAAATCCAGAACTGAATAATTAAATTTAGCTCTGTTAAAAATTTAATCCTTAACCGGAGGGATTTCTGCACCCTCAGAACATCAGGAGGCCGCCCGAAAGGGCGGTAGTTAAATGCGAAAGTTTAAAATAATTATTGAAACGGGAATAGCCGGTGGAGATTTCGAGGATGAATTCGAAGTGGATGATGATGCGACGCCTGATGAAATACATGACGAAGCAAAAGATATTTTCTTTAACTACTGCAATTACTCATATCACGAAATAAAAGACGAAGAGGAAGAACAAAATGGCTGATTTTGGTTCAACTAAATACAACGTCAGTTTTGAAGAATGGCATGAACTGTTAATGGACTATGCAGAGTTACGTGGTGGCAGTGCTGCTGATGCTGAAGCATGGCGTGATGATTATGAAGCAGGAAAAACTCCGGTCGAAGCATATTGTGATGAGTGGGGCGATGAATGAGCGAGGTTAATTATCAGGAAGGGCATGAAACGGCGGGGCAAGCAAAAACAGTGGCATGGCGATATCGCTACGTGAAAAAAAAGGCGTTACGGACTTTCAGGGGAAGTAGTGGTCTGGTGACTGGAAATATGTACCGAAAAAAGAGGATTGTAACGACAGGCCGAACTATGAAATTCAGGCCTTATTCACTGCCCCGCCAGTCCCGGTTACATCAGAAGAACTGGTTAAAGCTGTGCACTTTTATGAACAACTAAAACGCGAAAATCCACCAGCATCCGGAAACCTGATTACAGATTCCCAGATAAGGCAATGAGCTACCTGGCGCAGAACGGGCTGATAAGTATGGGGAATGTTTTACGATGAATATTTAGACTAAAGAGTTTGTAACGCTATGTAAGTGATTTTTTCTGGTTTAGATATTTATATGTCCGGCCAAATTGAGGTGTGTTTAAATGTAATTGCACATTGATTGTAGGAGGAATAATGAAAAACGCATTGCAGTTTTTGTTTGTTGCGTTCTGGTTGTTCGTATCATGTATGCCCATCATCTTCACAGCAAGGTATATAGAAAAAGTTGATGTTTTGATATTAATATTTGGATATATAAATGCCCTTTTTTTAGGGGTGTTCATGGCGGTCATGTGCATTGAATACTGGCGGTAAATACAGCGAACGCCATTGGTTTAGTTGGATATTTACTGTGCCGGACAAAAACGGTTTGCGGGGAAATCTTAGTTAAGTAGAATTACTGCGGGTGCTTGAGGCTATCTGTCTCAGGCATGAACACCAAAAGGCAGATAGAGAAAAGCCCCAGTTAACATTACGCGTCCTGCAAGACGCTTAACATTAATCTGAGGCCATATCTATGCGACACATAGAGATTAGCCTCTTACGGACCGAAAGGTCAAGGAGAAGCAGGCTATGAAGCAGCAAAAGGCGATGTTAATCGCCCTGATCGTCATCTGTTTAACCGTCATAGTGACGGCACTGGTAACGAGGAAAGACCTCTGCGAGGTACGAATCCGAACCGGCCAGACGGAGGTCGCTGTCTTCACAGCTTACGAACCTGAGGAGTAAGAGACCTGGCGGGGGAGAAATCCCTCGCCACCTCTGATGTGTCAGGCATCCTCAACGCACCCGCACTTAACCCGCTTCGGCGGGTTTTGTTTTTTCCTGGCATTCTGGTTTACAATTCGCACGTCAGCCTGAACACCTGACACCTGCTGCGCCAGCAGAGAAAACAGATGGCGCACAAAACCAAATTTCACAATTCTGATACCGACCTTGCCATCCGGCATGAGCGGCGTTCACACGCATTTAAAACCGACTGGTACCAACACCCACCATGTACTGAAGAACAGGCCGAATGGCTGATTCATTCTTACCGCAGGCGCGGGTTCGAGGTTAAGAAAGCTCTCAGTCTCGACTATCGGCACTGGATAATCTCTGTCAGGCTGCCTTATTCCGAACGCCCACCACGTCCGTCCCGCACTTTCCAGCAACGGATCTGGAGGTAACGTGCGGGTATTACTTAGACCTGTTCTGGTGCCTGAGCTTGGGCTGGTGGTCCTTAAGCCGGGCCGTGAATCCATACAGATATTTCATAATCCTCGAGTGCTGGTGGAGCCGGAACCGAAAAGCATGTGCGGCCTGCCATCCGGAGTCGTCCCTGCCGTTCGCCAGCCGCTGGCGGAGGATAAATCATTACTGCCATTTTTCAGCAATGAGCGTGTGATTCGTGCTGCTGGCGGCGCTGGTGCACTGTCTGACTGGCTGTTGCGCCATATTAAATCCTGCCAGTGGCCACACGGTGATTATCACCACAGTGAAACCGTCATTCACCGTTATGGTACCGGCGCAATGGTGTTGTGCTGGCACTGCGACAACCAGTTGCGTGACCAGACCTCAGAATCACTTGAGCAACTTGCTCACCAAAACTTGTCAGCATGGATGATTGACGTCATCCGTCACGCAATCAGCGGTACGCAGGAGAGGGAGTTATCGCTGGCCGAATTATCCTGGTGGGCGGTCTGCAATCAGGTGGCTGATGCGCTTCCGGAGTCTGTATTGTGTCGTTCACTGGGATTACCGGTGGAAAAAATCCGCTCCGTATACCGTGAGAGTGACATCGTACCGGGAGAACAGACTGCCACCAGCATACTGAAGCAGCGCACAAAAAATATTGCGCTGCCACTTCACGTCCACCAGCAACAGCCCCCACTCCAGGAAAAGACGTTAGTAAGCATCGCCGTTGATCCGGAGTCTCCGGCTCAGTATCTCCAGCGCCAGAAACCACAACGGGAAGAGATGCCTGTATACACGCGCTGGGTAAAAACGCAGAAATGCATGACGTGCGGTAATCAGGCAGATGATCCGCATCACATCATTGGTCATGGCCTGGGAGGTATGGGAACAAAGGCTGATGATTTGTTTGTTATTCCGCTGTGCCGTAAATGTCATAACGAACTGCACGCCGGGGTAAAAGATTTTGAAGAAAAACACGGCAGCCAGCTGTTGTTGCTGATTCGTTTTTTAATGCACGCGAGAAATTCGGGTGTCCTGAAGTGGAAAGCATGAATGACTGAACGCATAGAATTTGTTTTGCCTTACCCGCCGACGGTGAATACCTACTGGCGACGTCATGGCAATACGTATTTCATCTCGGAGGCCGGAAAGCGTTATCGCCGTGATGTGGTGCTAATTGTTCGCCAGCAGCGGCTGAAATTAAACCTGTCCGGAAGGCTGGCGATAAAGGTGATTGCAGAGCCACCGGATAAGCGTCGTCGCGACCTGGACAATATCCTGAAAGCACCGCTGGATGCGCTGACGCATGCGGGAGTGTTAATGGACGATGAGCAGTTTGATGAAATCAATATCGTTCGTGGTCAGCCAGTATCTGGTGGACGTCTGGGGGTGAAGATTTACCCCATAATGCATGAAGAGCAGGTCAAAAAATGAAACTGGAAGATTTGCCGAAATACTACTCCCCAAAATCCCCTTGCCTGACCGATGCATCGGCCTCAACGTCAAAAGATGCGCTGAGTATCACTGATGTGATGGCCGCGCAGGGCATGACACAGAATCGGGCTGAGATGGGGTTTTCTGCGTTCCTGGGGAAAATGGGCATCAGTATGAATGACAGGGCGCGGGCAACAGAATTACTGGCAGATTATGCACTCAGTCGGTGCGATCGTGTGGCGGCGTTGAGAAAACTTCCGGCAGAAATAAAACCGGTAGTGATGCGCATTATGGCTTCGTACGCTTTTGAGGATTATGCCCGCAGCGCAGCGAGTAAAAAGCAGTGCCCTTGTTGCTATGGGGAAAAATTTATTGAAAGCGTAGTTTTTACAAACAAGGTCCAGTATCCGGATGGTAAGCCGCCGGTATGGGCAAAGTGTACGAAAGGTGTGTATTCGTCTTACTGGGAAGAATGGGAAAAAGTCAGGGAGGTGGTAAAAGTTGCCTGTCCGGAGTGTGGCGGAAAGGGTGAGGTTTCCACCGCCTGTAAGGATTGCCGTGGGCGTGGTGTCGCCATTCATCGTGAAGAGTCGGTAAAACGTGGTATGCCTGTTATCAGAGACTGCCAGCGTTGTGGTGGTCGTGGCTATGAAAGACTACCATCAACGGAGGCATTTAATGCTATATGCGAGGTGACAAACCAGATAACACGCGCGTCATGGGAAAAAACAGTTAAGAAATTCTATGATGCGCTGGTGACCCGGTTTGATATTGAAGAAGCATGGGCTGAGCGGCAGTTAAAAAAGGTAACTAGGTAACAAGGTTGATTTTTCCGGAATCTGTGGTAAATTCGTCATAACAATGGGCTTTTTATGCCTGACGTTAGAAGAGTTTCTACAACCCGCCGCCGAGCGGGTTTTTTATTGCGGAATTAATTACGGACCGTTATCATTCTGCTCCCGGCCCTTTAGCTCAGTGGTGAGAGCGAGCGACTCATAATCGCCAGGTCGCTGGTTCAAATCCAGCAAGGGCCACCATCACAAACCGCCATTAGCTTATCAGGAAGAGCAGACGACACGATAACAGGGTTGTTGGTGCGGGGGCGGGTCCCCGATGGCGGTCCATTATCGGTATTCAGCGTTGTTAGCTCAGCCGGACAGAGCAATTGCCTTCTAAGCAATCGGTCACTGGTTCGAATCCAGTACAGCGCGCTATATTCATTCTTCCAGATTCCTTCCGGCAGAGCCTTATACTGAAATATACTTGGCTCAGGATCTTGTTGAAAATATTATATGTTTGTCAAAAATAAAAGTTCTGTTAAGTATTGATTGAGTGTTTGTTATACCGTCTAATGGTTTTTTCAGCATTAAATATTTATCATTCATATGGTGTGGGTAGAGTGAATATTGATGAGGCGTCGGGGTGTTTCATCCTTAGGCAGCGTATTGATATAGTCAATGCAGCACGAGCAAAGGCCTTCAGCCGTTTGACAGTTTTGTTTTGTACTCCTGATCGTCTTTCGGGAAGAGACGTTATTATTCTGAATAGTGATGCTATACAGAGGGTTTGCGATGAGTTCATGGTTGCTAATTCAGAATTATTTGCTCTTGTTCAGGAGTACAACAGAATAGCCAGGACCTGTGGTATGGATGAACTTCGGATTACTCATCTGGGGTAGATACATATCTGGATTATCACTTGTTACGGTAAAAAGTGATTGCTTACTGTTTTTGTGAATGGCATTGCAGCAGCCGGATAATGTCAGTGCTGGCTGACGGTGTGCTGGTGGCGGGTGTGGTGGTTATTGCTTTCCCGTTGCTGAAAAAGAAAACGCCAGACTGTTAGCCGGGTATCAGTTAGCGGGAGAAATTTTTAAATACTTCACAATTCAGGCGGTTGACTGTTGTCTGGTTTGCGGGGAGTTTGTTAAAAGAAACTGGCATGGTGAATCCCCCTGTGCGGAGGGGCAATCAGCGAGTAGGTATATGGGATAATCGCGGATTCAGGTGCTGGTACTGAATTCACCGGGAGGCACCCGGCACCATGCAATGGCACATAGCGCCACTCTCCAGCCCCTCTCCGGAGGGGCTGTTTATATTGATTTTGTCAGATGTGAGTAAACTCCTTATGGACTTTGTTGTTTTAGTCCATAAGGACATATTTGCAGAATGCAACGGTTATTAAAGCATTCATTCAATACGTTATCTGTATTTGTAGGGCATTCCTGGCTGTTTTTGATTAAATTCCAGAATGTTTTATTGAATGGTACTACGTTGTAAATGGTTACAGGTAGCACTTTGTTATTGAGCATGATACCTGTGTGAGTCAGTGTAAATATACTTTCAGGAGGTAAGAAAGCATCCGATTGATACCAGATTATTAATTTTACTTTACTCCATATGACTGAAAAAGATATTCCGCATGATGGCTGGATAACTGTATCAATCACAATCCACTTCATTTAGTTTCCTTGTTTATGCCTTGCTGGTGATGTTCTGAAAAGTATAAATGATATTTTTGAATGTAAACCATAGAGCAGAATTATTTTTCTGATGTTGTTTATTGTTTATTTAAATGCAGGGTGGTTTATATCTCGTCTTGTAGTTTATCCATGCATATCTGCTTGATAATCAAGTTTTTATTTAAGGTATGGTTTTGTGTTTTTTCTGTATTACATGTCAGGTATTTTAAAGAATTATTTTTCAGATGGTGGAAAGAACCATGGCATTTAAACACTATGATGTTGTCAGGGCGGCGGCGCCGTCAGATCTTGCGGAAAAGCTGACACATAAACTGAAAGAGGGCTGGCAGCCGTTTGGTAGTCCGGTGGCCATAACCCCTTATACCCTGATGCAGGCGATTGCAGCAGAAGGTGATGTGGTGGTCAGTGGTGCAACTGAGCCGGAGTGATACTACGTCATCGTACTGGCCCGGCATTCCAGGCCATAAAAGACGGTCTGGCAGTGGGACTAAATGCACTGACGCTGACGGATATTACCAAAAATGCAACGTATGGCGTTGAGATAGAAAGTCTGGTGCTGGAGATAAATACACCGGCATCATCATAAAAAGTGAGCCAGTCAAATGGAAGGTATCGTTAAACTCACCGGTAGTGTCAGTGGATCGTCTGAGACGCTTGCATGAGTTATCAGAGCCATCAGTAGTTAACTGGTGGCTTTTTTATTGTTGTCAGCTTCCGGATAACGGGAGACGGGGTATGGACCAGATGGAAAAAATCACAACAGGTGTGTCATACACCACGTCAGCGGTGGGAACGGGCTACTGGTTCCTGCAGTTGCTGGACAGGGTTTCCCCGTCTCAGTGGGCGGCAATAGGCGTGCTGGGGAGTCTGCTGTTTGGGCTGCTGACATATCTGACTAACCTGTATTTCAAAATCAGAGAGGACCGTCGTAAGGCGGCACGGGGAGAGTAATTCAATGACTCAAAACTATGAACTGATTGTGAAAGGGATCCGCAATTTTGAGAATAAAGTTACGGTAACTTTAGCGTTACGGGACAAAAAACGCTTTGACGGTGAAATTTTTGACCTGGACATCTCGCTGGACCGTGTTGAAGGTGCCGCGCTGGAGTTTTATGAGGCAGCAGCCAGAATGAGCATCAGACAGGTCTTCCTGGATGTTGCTGCCGGGTTATGTGAAGGGGATGAGCAGTCGCCGGAAAAGCGCCCCGTAATTTTAGAGGCGCAGAATGTATGGATAACCTACAAAGGAAAGCTACCGGGAAGAATTACTGGTTCTCTGAAGACTCCTCCGGAATCACAACCTTAAGTCACTGACCGGAACAGATAAACCTGTCCGTGGGCAGAAACCGATAAATCCTGATAAATATCCATGAACGCAAAAATCAGATACGGCCTGTCGGCTGCCGTTCTGGCACTGATTGCCGTCGGTGCGCCCGCGCCTGATATTCTCGACCAGTTTCTGGATGAAAAAGAAGGTAACCACACAACGGCATACCGCGATGGGTCCGGCATCTGGACCATCTGTCGGGGTGCCACGATAGTGGATGGAAAACCCGTTTTTCCCGGTATGAAACTGTCGAAGGAAAAATGCGACCAGGTCAACGCCATTGAGCGTGATAAGGCGCTGGCATGGGTGGAGCGCAATATTAAAGTACTACTGACCGAACCACAAAAAGCGGGTATAGCGTCATTCTGTCCCTATAACATTGGCCCCGGTAAGTGTTTCCCGTCGACGTTTTATAAGCGGCTGAATGCCGGTGATCGTAAGGGCGCATGCGAGGCGATTCGCTGGTGGATAAAAGATGGTGGGCGCGATTGCCGCATACGTTCAAATAACTGCTATGGACAGGTTATTCGTCGTGACCAGGAAAGCGCATTAGCCTGTTGGGGGATAGAGCAGTGAGCAGAGTCGCCGCGATTATTTATGCTTTGGTTATCTGCATCATCGTCTGCCTGTCGTGGGCGGTCAATCATTACCGTGATAACGCCATCGCCTACAAAGAACAGCGTGATAAAAAAGTCAGTGAGCTGAAGCAGTCGATCGCCACCATCGCTGACATGCAGCAGCGTCAGCGTGATGTTGCTGCACTCGATGCAAAGTACTCGAGAGAATTAGCCAATGCGAAAGCTGAAAATGAAACTCTGCGCGCTGATGTTGCCGCTGGTCGTCGTCGGTTGCACATCAAAGCAGTCTGTCAGTCAGTGCGTGAAGCCACCACCGCCTCCGGCGTGGATAATGCAACCAGCCCCCGACTGGCAGACACCGCTGAACGGGATTATTTCACCCTCAGAGAGAGGCTGATCACTATGCAAAAACAACTGGAAGGAACCCAGAAGTATATTAATGAGCAGTGCAGATAGAGCTGCCCATATCGATGGGCAACTCATGCAATTATTGTGAGCAATACACACGCGCTTCCAGTGGAGTATAAATGCCTAAAGTAATAAAACCGAGAAATCCATTTACGAATGTTTGCTGGGTTTCTGTTTTAACAACATTTTCTGCGCCGCCACAAATTTTGGCTGCATCAACAGTTTTCTCCTGTCCAATTCCCGAAACGAAGAAATGATGGGTGATGGTTTCCTTTGGTGTTACTGCTGTCGGTTTGTTTCCAACAGTAAACGTCTGTTGAGCACATCCTGTAATAAGCATTGCCAGAGCGGCAGAAAACAACATTTTTTTCATCTTATTATCCTGCATTGTTAAAAACGGCAGAATCCTATGTGACAACAATTAAACGATAGTTAAATGGATTGATGAAAATTAAAACTATATAGGTGGATGCTCAGCCTATCGGAGGTAGTCAGGATTTGAATGTCAGTCTGTTGTCGGCATTCTGGCAATGCAATTTGGATAAAGCGGGGATTAAAAAGATAGAGGCGAGCCGGTCAGGTAGAAATGAATCAGGCTCAAAGTGAAGCGGAAAAGGTCTGTGGCACAAGCTGATGCAGCCATAATTACAGCCTGATGATTTGTGGAATGAAACATGTTGAACCTCCTTAATTGATGTTATTCGAGTGATGAAGGCATTCTGTCCTTCTATAGTGTCCAGTAAATCAAACAGGAAACTTGTCCAACGTGTTGGACAAGCCTCTCCATTAGTGAGTTGTATTGATCACAACTCTACAAAGAATTCATTACTGGGTAGATGAAAATAGTTTCACTATGAATGGAGGAGGCTATGTCGGTGGCTTCTTCATTGGAGTACATATGCCCCCACGAATCCCACGCGCCTGCCGTAAGCGTGGATGTGCAGGTACAACCACAGACAGTTCTGGTTACTGCGATAAACATCGTGGCGAAGGATGGGTACAGCATCAACGCGGACTGAGCCGCCACCAGCGTGGCTATGGCTCGAAATGGGATGCCATACGTGCGCGCATACTGAAGCGTGATAATCATCTGTGTCAGAACTGCCTGCGCAATGGGAGAGCCGTTGAAGCCAGAACTGTGGACCACATCATTCCGAAAGCTCATGGTGGCACGGATGCAGACAGTAACCTGCAGAGTCTGTGCTGGCCCTGTCATAAAGCAAAAACAGCGCGCGAACGCATCAATTGATAACAGTTCCCATCTGTAGGGGAGGGGCAGGTCAAATCTCTGCAACCCTGGCTGCTCAGTACCGCCGCCTGACCTTTCCTCGCATCGCCGCAGGTTCGAAAACTTTTTTTTGGAATGTGATTAAATGATTGATAGGTAAAACCGATTATGTCTGGACCCCCGAAAACCCCGCCACGCCTGCATTTGATACGAGGTAACCCCTCAAAGCGGCCAGTTAAAGACTCCAAAAAAACCGCTAAAAAGGATGAAAAAGGTCTCCCTAAAATTCCGCAACATTTAGGGGCGCAGGGGAAGTACTGGTTCAGGCGAATGGCGGAAGAGCTGAATGCGGAAGGGATCATTTCTCAGCTCGATGCACGTGCGCTCGAGTTACTGGTGGAAGCCTACACCGAATACCGGCATCACTGCGAAATACTCGATGTTGAGGGTTATACCTACCGCACGGAAACGCAGAATGGCGATGTGCTGATCAAGGCACACCCGGCTGCTGCGATGAAGGCTGATGCCTGGAAGCGGATTCGGGCGATGCTTGCAGAGTTTGGTATGTCACCGGCAAGCCGGGCGAAAGTAAATACCGCCGGACCGGATGATGTTGATCCGCTGGCAGAGCTTTTAAAAGCGAGAGACTGATGGCAAAAGTGGCTGACGGGATCCGCTACGCCGAACGTGTTGTTGCAGGAGAAATTGTTGCTGGCGAATTTGTCCGTCTGGCCTGCCAGCGTTTTCTTGATGATCTGAAGTACGGCGAAGAGCGGGGGATTTATTTCAGTGAACCTCGTGCACAGCACATCCTTAATTTCTACAAATTTGTACCCCATGTGAAAGGGGCGCTGGCAGGTCAGCCCATTGAGTTGATGGACTGGCATGTGTTTATCCTCATTAATATTTTTGGTTTTGTCATTCCGCTGGTGAATGAAGAAACCGGGGAAGTTGTCATGCGCAGCGATGGCAGTGGACGCCCGGTGATGGTGCGCCGGTTCCGGACAGCATACAACGAAGTTGCCCGTAAAAACGCAAAATCAACCCTGTCATCGGGTATCGGTCTGTATATGACGGGGGCAGATGGTGAAGGCGGGGCTGAGGTGTATTCAGCCGCAACCACGCGTGACCAGGCCAGAATTGTGTTTGAAGACGCCAAAAATATGGTCAGAAAAGCCCGGTCGACACTCGGGCGGTTGTTTGATTTCAACAAGCTGGCGATTTACCAGGAGCAGAGCGCATCAAAATTTGAACCGCTTTCCTCGGATGCAAACAACCTGGACGGTCTGAACATCCACTGCGCCATTATTGATGAGCTGCATGCTCATAAAACCCGTGACGTGTGGGACGTTCTGGAAACGGCAACCGGTGCCCGTCTGCAGTCTCTGTTATTTGGCATCACCACGGCTGGCTTTAACAAGGAAGGGATTTGCTACGAGCAGCGCGATTACGCCATTAAGGTATTGCGAGGCTATAACAGCGACGTGGAGGGCGCGGTAAAAGACGACTCCTACTTTGCGATCATTTACACGCTCGATGAGGGAGATGATCCGTTTGATGAAACGGTCTGGCAGAAAGCGAATCCTGGCCTGGGCATCTGTAAACGCTGGGATGATCTGCGTCGTCTGGCGAAAAAAGCGAAGGAGCAGGTCTCTGCGCGGGTGAATTTTTTTACCAAGAAAGTAACATCACGCCGTAACAACAGTGCGACCTGTCCTGATTTTTTTAGTAACCAAATGAAAGAAAAAGATTTTTTTCTTGTTCGTCGTTTTTGTTTTTTCTGGAAGGTTCTGGCTGTTTTCATCATTTGTGTATTGCACTGTGTATTGCAAAAACGGGTTATAAATCACATGGCGCTAAACAAACTGAGCGATAAAAAACTTCGTTCCCTGCTTGGACGCAGGAGTGAGAGGCAGGAAACCATCGCTGATGGTAACGGGCTTTCGGTACGGGTCAGTAAATACGGATGTGTTAGTTTTGTTTTCTTTTACAGACTGGCGGGAAGGGAAACCGCGCCCATCTGGCTGACACTTGGAAAATATCCTGATCTGAGTCTCAAATCAGCGAGAGAGATGCGCGATCAGTGTCGAACTTGGCTTGCGGAGGGCAGAGATCCACGGATTCAGATAAAAATTGAACGGGAAGCCACCTTGCAACCTGTTACCGTTCGTGAGGCACTTGAATACTGGCTTGATAATTATGCAATGGATAAGCGTAGGGGAGCAGAACATATCAGGCAGTGCTTTGGTAAACATATTTATCCGGTGATTGGTCATGTACCACTTAGTGATTGCTCTATATCTATGTGGATTAAGTGTTTTGACAAAATAAAAAAAGTAGCACCTGTACAGGCCGGAGCTTTGTTGCGTATATCAAAACAGGCGCTTAAATTTTGTAGGGTAAGAAAATACGCGATTAGTCATGAAATTGATGATCTTGAGGTCTGTGATGTGGGAAAAAAGTCTGCGCGAAGAAGCAGGGTTTTAACAGATGATGAAATCAGAGATTTATGGCGAAGTATTAATACTGATTATGACAATCACGAATTATCATATGAAAACCGAATTATTTTACGTTTCCTGGTAGTTTTTGGTTGTCGACTGTCAGAAGTATTACTGTCGTCCTGGGTAGAGTGGGATTTTGATAAGAAATTATGGCGCGTTCCCGCTGATCATAGCAAAAATGGCAGGGAAATAATCAGACCGATTCCTGATGGCATGTTTAACTGGTTAGTTACGTTAAAAAAATAACAGGTAACAAAGAAAATGTGATTGGGTTTGATATGCGTCAGTGTACGGCAAGCGTAACTATCGGTAAGACATGGAAAAGGATGAAACACTCGGAGAAATGGACGGCGCATGATATGCGAAGAGTGTTTGCCACAAAACTAAGTGATCATGGTTTTGAACATAATGTGGTTGAACAGTTGCTTGGGCACACATTAGGCGGTGTTGCCGGGGTTTATAACAGAAGCCAGTATATGGACAGAAAAAAAGAAGCTATGAACTGGTGGTACGACTATCTGAATAAGCAAATTAGTGGTGACAGTAATGATTCAAATAGTTACGCGTGAAGAACTTGAAAATGATGAAACAATCGACAGGATGATTAAGGAAGATGAATGTGCATGGTTAACCGCTCTTGGCAGGAGACACAGATCGTTACTTGAAAAGGAAGGAAAATTTCCACGAAAAATATGTATTGGCCCACAAACAAAAGTCTGGCGCTTATCTGAGGTGCTGGAATGGGTAAAAGGTGAATGGAAACCCTGAGCTAAATTAAATGAGATATAATCAACCCGTCTTTTGGCGGGTTTTTTTATAGGTGATATTTTTATGCAAAAATTTATTTATCCTACACCCGAAGAACGCATTCAGATTCTGAAAGATCATGGCGAACCGTATGATCGCCGTATACGCGAACATGAGTGTGCCAATCGTACCGGGCTTTCAAGAAGCAGACGTTGGGTACTTGAACAGGAGGGAGCATTTCCTGCTCGTGCTCATTTAGGGAAAGTGTCTGTTTCCTGGTTGCTCTCTGATGTGCTCTGGTGGGTTATGCATCCGCCAGGAGTAAAGGAAGTAAACAGCCCATACAAAAACGCCAATAAGTAATTACCGACAACCCCGCACCACGCAATGCGGGGTTTTTTGTATGTGAGGTAAAAAGCAATGAATAAAAATATTGCCGTGACGGGCAAGGGTGACGCACGTCATGTGAAAAAATTCTGTGATATTCGTGATCTGGTCGTTCTGCGCTTTGATGGCGTGGATGTTCGTGTGGTGTATCTAAACGGCGATCCGTGGTTTGTTGCAAAGGATGTTTGTGCTGCGCTGGAACTGACCAATTCGCGTACGGCGTTGCAGATGCTTGATGATGACGAAAAGGGAGTAAATTTAACTTACACCCCCGGAGGAAATCAGAATATGAGCATTATCTCCGAATCAGGTTTCTACAAACTAATAGCCCGCAGCCGCAAAGCAACGACGCCTGGCACATTTGCTCATCGTTTCAGTAACTGGGTATTCAGAAATGTGATACCGGGTATCAGAAAAACGGGGGCTTATGGTATCCCGTGGGGCGCATTACAGGATTTTTCCCGCCGCAAAGAGCAATACCAGATAAGTGCCAGTGAGAAGGGGAGGGAGCTACAGGCATGTAAGCGCAAAAAGCGTGAGCTGGAGGAAGAAGAAAAAAGGCTGATACGTGAATACCAGCCTGAGTTTTACTTTGGTGAGCGTATTCAGTAACCACACGCGGTGTTGATTATACGGTACATCGTGTTGACCGGGAAGCTACCCACCAGCAAGGCAAAATCTTCTGCTAAAAAATGACATATGACCAGTCGTCCGGAAAGCATGAAATTTTACAAAAATGGAAAATGAAGATTTTTATTGTGCTGGTGGGTAAAAACAAAAAGCGCCCCGTTGCCGGAGCGCCCTTGCGAACAATTAACCTACTGCGCAAAAAATGAATATAAGCTGTGGAATTATATCAGACAGGTGACGAAGCGCCACTATTGCCGGATAACAGGCAAAACAAAGGCGACCGCAAAAGGGTCGCCAGTGGGAACAAGGGAAAACAAAAGCATCACCAACAATGCCACATTTGCGGCTGGTGGGCAATGTGATCAGTCAGATTTGGTTCGTTCCAAGGTTTGCAACGAGAGCTTTTTCCTGCGCTCTTTAAGGAATTTCTCAAGAGCAAACGAACAAGGTGCGAATCTTTCTGATTCATGCTCTATCTTTCTGCGCCGTCTTTTCCGTGTCGGTGATAATGTTTTGGTCAATTCTTTATCGGTCATTGTGTTGTCCTGCATAGCAATGCGCCGTAGTTACTCACACCACGGCGCTGATAGTGATTATTCTGATTCTTTGGCCTTCCGGCGCTGTTCATATTTTAATTTGCGTCCACAGGCATCTAAGACCCATGCGGAAAAATTAGCACTAGGATTAGTTAATTTTTCTTGTTCAACGCTGGCATCAATCCCATCTATAAGCTCATGTGGGAATCGAATATTTTTCTTTGCTGATTTGTTGTTTGTGTTACCGCTAGACATTGATGCACCTCACTTAAATGGACTTTATGGGCGCACACAATACAGCAAAAAAAATGAGATGTTAAGTATTGACATGTGCGCACACATGATTTTAATCTGTGCGCACAGTTTGAGTTTTGTCACTCAAATTAAGCAACGCCCCGCAGTGCTCGCAACACATGCAGGGCGTCTAACCACCAACGATAGCAAGAGTATCGAGGTAGCTATGAGAAATCATACCACACACCCGCAAGGGCGGGACTCGCACAACCTGAATAAATATATCTGGCGTTTTATCGCCCTGAGCACGGCACAACCGCGCGTGATTACCATTGAGGCCACCAGCGAACAGGAAGCACGCCAGCAATCCCCGGCTGGCTGCGTGATGGTATTCGCCGCCCGTATTCGTCAGGGGGTACACCATGATTAACCTGTCACTTACCGACCTTAACCGCATCCAGTTTCGTGAGAAATTCACCGGGCAGTTGCTAGTCAATGTGGATAAAGGTCGCGTGGTGAGTAATTACCACCTGCCAGATGAAGCAATTGTCGCAACAAGGGAATCATTACAGGAACTCGCAGAGCGTGTCGGAATGATTAACGCGAATATTCAGGGGGGGGTGAGCCATGCATGATATTTACAATGACACAGTAGATCATGCATACAGCGCACTTGCTTACAGTGAAAACATGCTTGAAATATTGCGCTTATGGCTTGAAACGCTTGGCGATAATGAAAGAGATAAACGCAACAGCAATATTGCAACAGCATTAATAACGCTTCTTGAGCCTGTAATAAATGAACTGCAAGAAATAGACATCTTGCACGACAGATATAAAGAGCAACACACCGGGAAATAAAAACCATGAAACAGAAAATTTCTGGCTTTACTGCCAGCGGCCCCGCTCGGCCTGAAATCCGCCCCGGCGATATTTTCCGGGATAACTACGGCGGCACGGTAACGATTAAAAGCGTGGCGGGACGGTGCGTTACTTACCGCCGTGATGGGTACGGCTATGACTGCGTGATGCCTGTTTATCAGTTCCGGCGTGATTTTTCTCTGGTACAGAACGCAACACGCGGTAAGCCCACCAGCAGGGAAAAAGCACGGGAAAATATTAAGAAAATAAAAAGCATGCTCAGCGCATCCAGAGGTAAAAAATGAAACTGGCACCGAACGTAAAACTGTTACCGAAAGATAAAGGCGAGGATGCAGTGATTTTTGCGGGGGATGACGCATACAGCCACGCAGAGCATTACATGCAGGGCGGAGAAGCCAGAAAGCGCGGCGACAAAATACCACCTGTTTATCTCGGGCGGCGTGACCTGGGTAATCTGGAAAACCTGCGTATTGTGGATGATGGACGGTTACGCGCCATGGTCAGACGTGCCGGAAAGCTGGATGACAGACAGGCGTTACAGATTGAAACCCTGCTGGCAGTGGCTGGTGTTAAGGAAGCCAGTTTTTGTGACGAGAACGGTGAACTACTGGAGGACTGGACACCGCAGCTTGCCCGGCTGAAAGACGAATACGAGCGCGGGGAAAGTCTGGTGTTGCCCTTAAAGAAAAAAATCACAGAAAGCCAGGGCGATGATGAATTAAAGCCCCGCGTTGAAAGTCGCGCCGATGGTGTTTTCTGGGTAACGCCCAAAGTTGACAAGCAGTCAGGCGAAATTATCCGGCCTGAGACGTGGTTATGTTCCCCGCTTGAACTACTGGGAACGGGGACAATCGGCAAAGAGCATTACCGCGTGATGCGCTGGAAGAAACCCGCAAACCATGAAGTCATCACAATGGCGGTTCCGTGCGGGGGCATTGGCGACCGTGACGGCTGGCGGTTGCTGAAAGACCACGGCCTTAACGTAACAACTAACGGCAAATACAGGGCTATCCTGGCTGACTGGATGCAGTTAAGCGGAAACCATGAGGAATGGCAGTTAAGCACAACAACGGGCTGGCATTTTGGTGCGTACATCATGCCGGACGGTTCAGTCATTGGTGAGTCTGAAAAACCGATCCTGTTTACCGGAAAAACGGCTGCCGTTAATGGCTATTCTGTGGCAGGAACGGCGGAGGGCTGGCGCGATACCGTTGCGCGGCTGGCTGGTGGTAATCCGTCCATGATGCTGGGTGTGGCGGTATCGTTATCCGCACCATTAATCGGGCTGGTGGGTGCTGACGGCTTCGGGGTACATCTTTTCGAACAGTCATCGGCAGGGAAAACCACCACACAGAACATCGCATCCAGTTTATGGGGAGAGCCGGACGCGCAACGGCTGACCTGGTACGGTACAGCGTTAGGCATCGCCAACGAGGCAGAGGCGCACAATGACGGGCTATTACCCCTGGATGAAATAGGTCAGGCCGGAAACGCGCGGGAAGTGTCCACGTCGGCTTATACGCTGTTTAACGGTTCGGGGAAATTACAGGGGGCGAAGGACGGCGGCAACAGGGAGATCAAACACTGGCGCACGGTGGCAATCAGCACCGGAGAAATGGACGTTGAGACATTCCTCAAAACGGAGGGGATAAAAGTCAAGGCGGGGCAGCTTGTCCGCCTGCTTAACGTGCCAATGGAAAAAGCCACGCAGTTTCACGAATACAGCACCGGAAAGGCACACGCAGACGCGTTAAAGGATGCCTGGACAGAAAATCACGGGGCGGCGGGGCGTGAATGGGTTAAATGGCTGGCAGACCACCAGCAGGAGGCAAAGGATACGGTAAGGGCATGCCGTGAACGGTGGCGCAACCTGATACCGGAGAGTTACGGCGAACAGGTTCACCGTGTGGGGGAACGATTCGCCATGCTGGAGTCGGCGCTGGTGCTTTCCGTCCATATTACTGGTTGGGATGTTCAGGCGTGCCGCGATGCCATTCAGCATAATTTTAATGCCTGGGTGAAGGAGTTCGGCACGGGTAACAGGGAGTTTAAACAGATGGTTGAACAGGCAGAGGCTTTTTTAGCGTCGTTCGGATTCAGCAGATACCTTCCGTGGCCCAACACCGACGAGCGTGATTTACCGATTAAAGAGCTTGCCGGATACAGAAAGGGGAGTATCAGAAACGAAGATGACGAGTTCCGTTTTTACACGTTCCCGCATGTATTTGAGGGTGAGATAGCACAGGGATTTAATCCGTCTCACTTTGCCCGCGCGTTGAGTGCTGCCGGAATGCTGGAAGCGGGTAACGATCGCCGTTACAAGAAAAAGGCGCTCGGCAAAATTGGGGGGAAGCAGCATGTTTTTTACGTGCTGATGTTCCAGCCTGAGGCAGAAGATTAACCCCCTGTGTGAGGTGAAAAGTTGCGGGTTATGCGGGTTATCCTGTGTATAAGTGCATTAACTGTATGAATAAAAAGGAAATCAGTAACCCGCACGTAACCCGCAAAACGGCAGTTATAACCCGCAAAAGTGCGATTATAACCCGCAGAATTTCACCGTAAGGGTGTAAACAAGCGTAACAATCAACGTTAAAACCGGAGAACAGACAGCATGACAGCACAGATAGCGGCTTACGGGCGGCTGGTGGCTGACCCGCAGTTAAAGACCACCAGCAAGGGGACACAAATGGCTATGGCGAGTATGGCGGTTCCCCTGCCGTGCAGCCAGGCAGATGACGGAACGGCGACGATGTGGTTATCCGTCCTGGCGTTTGGCAGACAGGCCGATGCACTGGCAAAACACCAGAAAGGCGAACTGGTGAGTGTGGCGGGTAACATGCAGGTAAGCCAGTGGACAGGCCAGAACGGCGAAATGCGGCAGGGCTGGCAGGTCATCGCAGACAGCGTAATCAGTGCGCGAACGGCGCGACCGGGCGGCAAAAAAGGCCAGCAGGGCCAGGCTACTGACGCACTGAACAGGGCAAAACAACAGACAGGCCAGCACGATGATCCGTACGGGGACGGGATACCGTTTTAAGCAGTGAGGTACAGCATGATTAAAGACAGCAAAGCGGAAGAACTGGAGGCTAAAGGGCTGTACCGGAGAGCGGCGGCACGTTGGGCTGATGTTATGTGGCTGGTGAGCACTGACAAGGAGCGCGAACAGGTGGCAAAGCGTCGCGCGGAATGTATCCGTAAGGCAGCGCGCCAACCAGTCATACCGGATAATTTCGGAATACTGAAAGAGGCCATAAACCGCACACATACCGGGATGGGCTTACAGAAACCTGGCGGTGAGATGTTCAGGAACTACCCGAAAAAAAAGGGGATAATTGATAACGGTTGTTAACTGTTTCTGGTATCGTGGTAGCAGGAGGAAACATGCCTGTGACATTTGAAGAAGTTCAGCAACATAAAAAGTTTCATGGTTTTGATGATCTGGAAACCACGACAGCAAAAAAATATCGCCGTCTGCTTTCTTCCGATGCGTTGTTTGTTGTGGATCATCATGATTTTCTGCGCAGCTCACTGACCGGGGAAATTTTCGCAACCAACCGTGAGCAGGTGGAAGCGATGATCGAATACCTGTGGAAACTAAGAAGCAGAATGCGGGATCCCGTGAAACGGTAAAATGATAAAGGCCTGGTAAAATCCAGGCCATTTTTTTACAGTAAGCCTATTAAGGCACTTGCGCCAGCCCCAACAATGCTGGCAACGGTACTGTTTTCCAGTAACTGCTTTAATACTGATTTGGCTTGTACATCCCCCGATTTAGAGACTTTTTCAACCAGTTCAGTGATGCTGATGTTTACCAGCATATGGTTATGCTCACCTATCTGCACTTGATTACCACTAATTGAACCAATGTTAAATGTATTACTTTTAGGTGGCGTCATATGTTCATTTCCCGTGATATTTTCAATATAGAGCGTCAACATATTTGGATGGTTGGTTCCCTGTCTGAGGGTTCCATTGGGAAGCAACTTCATATCTATAATTTTTAGATTTATCTCGTTTTTACCGACACACTGGATAATGTGTTGACCAATAGTTACTTCCGGTTCATTTGTATATGGAATTAATACCTTGTTTTCTTTTGCGTTTCTTTTACCTTTAAATGATTCGCCATTAATTATGAAAGTATCAGGGTATACCATTGCGCTTAAATTCATGATGCGTCCTTTGTTGTAGTCAGAGGTAGCAATAATAGGCCATGGTTTACTTCTTTTGTAAATTATTTGTTCGTGTTTTTTCGTGGTTGTTCGGCCTTACTGACAGGTGTTTACATACTGATTTTTATGTATATGTTGGCGTGTGGCACTCAGACGTGAGCCGCCACAATGCCGCCTGACCCCCTGCGCGATGCCGGGTTGATCTGCGAGATGCCGAGAGTGTCGGGCGGCGCTCCCTCCGTGTTGGTTTCACGTCCTGAATCTTAACCAATACGAGAAAACCTTCATGAAGAAATTAATCGAACTCCGCCAGCAAAAAACCGCCCTGAAAAACCAGATGCGATCCCTGCTGGAAAAAGCCGACAGTGAAAACCGCAGCCTGAACGATGACGAGGGCAAACAGTTTGATGAACTGCGTGCAAAAGCCGATTCCCTCGACACAGAAATTTCCCGCCTCGAGTCTGTGGCTGATGAAGAACGCAGCAAGCCAGGAACGGGCATCCAGAAATTATCATCTGATGAATTGCGTAACTACATCGTAACCGGAGATGTGCGATCACTGACCACCAGCACTGACAGCGGCAGGGATGGCGGATATACCGTAATTCCTGAGCTTGATCGCGAAGTCATGCGCCAGCTACAGGATGACAGTGTTATGCGCGTGATCGCGACCGTGAAGACCGCAAAATCAAATGAGTTTCAGAAACTGGTTTCCACTGGCGGCGCAACTGTAGGACGAGGCACAGAAGGCAGCGCACGTAGTGAAACCAACACCCCGAAAATTGAACGTGTAACCATCAAGCTGAATCCGATCTACGCCTACCCGAAAACCACGCAGGAAATCCTGGATTTTTCAGAGGTGGATATTCTGGGCTGGTTATCCTCCGAAATTGCCGACACGTTCGCCAGCACCGAAGAGGATGATTTTGTTAATGGCGACGGTAACGGCAAGCCGAAAGGCTTCATGGCTTACACCCGTGCGGCGACCAGTGACAAAACCCGCGCTTTTGGCACCATTGAAAAAGTGGTAGCGGCAAGTGGAACCGCCATTACAGCGGACGAACTGATCGACATTCTCTACAAGCTGAAAGCGAAATACCGCAAAAATGCCGTCTGGGTGATGAACTCGGGCACGGCAGGGACACTACAGAAGCTGAAAAATGAGAATGGCGATTATATCTGGCGCGACAGCCTTAAAGAAGGTGCGCCGGATATGTTGCTTGGTCGTCCTGTTTTCTGCCTGGAGTCCATGCCGGACATCGGCGCAGGAAAAGCACCGCTAGCGGTTGGCGATTTCAGTCGTGGTTATTTCATCGTTGATCATGTAACAGGGATTCGCACCCGACCGGACAACATTACTGAACCCGGATTCTACAAGGTCCACACGGATAAATATCTGGGCGGTGGTGTGGTGGATTCAAACGCCATCAAAATTCTGGAAATGAAAGCTGGCTAGTCATGAGTAAGGAGGAGGCTGCGGCCTCCTTTTTCAGCTTTATGGAGTACACCGATGAAAAACACCGATTTTGAAATCCGCACATCTGAACTGACCGCCAGCAATAAAAAGCTGGTGGGGTATGCCGTTCGCTGGAACAGCCTTTCAGAAATTATCTGGGACGAATTCCGCGAACAGTTCACGCCGGGGGCTTTTGCTGACTATCTGGCGGCGGGTAATGATGTGCGCTGCCTGTATGAGCATGACTATACCCAACTGCTGGGGCGCACCAAATCCGGCACTCTGGTACTGACTGGGGACAACACCGGGCTACGTTTTGAACTGACACCGCCTGATACCCAGCTTGGAAAAGATGTGCTCACGCTGGTGTCGCGTGGCGACATTACAGGAATGAGCTTTGGCTTTCGCGCATTATGCGAAGAATGGAATATCGCGCAAAAACCGTATTTGCGTACCGTAACCGCCGCTGAACTCCGAGAAATCACAATAACGTCGATGCCTGCTTATCCAGAATCTGGCGTGGAGATTGCCCACCGTTCGTTGTTTGCACAGCACCCTGAATTACGCCCGGCAGGAAATAATCGTCATCGCTGGGCTGAACTGGCGGGGTTGTGATATGTGGTGGCCTTTTAGTCGTAAAAAAAGCGAGCAACGTAACCTGTCCATTGATGATTTTCTGGCGCTGTCCGGCGTACCGAATACCGGATCCGGAGAATATGTTTCTGCCGGGACGGCTGAATCATTGCCTGCTGTGATGAACGCGGTTTCTGTCATCGCTGAGGCGGTGGCCACGATGCCGTGTTATCTGTATCTGGTACGTAATGACAAGGGCAGGGAGGCGCGGGAATGGCTGGACAGTCATCCGGTAGATATTCTGCTGAATGAGCAGCCTAATTCGTGCCAGACACCTTACCAGTTTAAACGCACAATGATGCGTCACTGTCTGCTGAACGGTAACGCCTATGCGGTTATTGAGTGGGGGCAGGACGGGCAGCCAAAATCACTTCATCCTTATGCGCCGGGGTGTGTTGTACCGGAACGCACAGGCGCACACAAATACCGCTATACCATCACCGAACCCTGTACAGGAACGGTGCGCACGTATTTACAGGAAGAAGTTCTGCATCTCCGCTATGCCTCGGATGATGGCTTTCTGGGGCGCTCCCCTGTCACGATTTGCCGTGAGGCGCTGGGGCTTGGCCTTGCTCAACAGCGCCACGGAGCCAGCATTATGAAAGATGGCATGATGGCGGCAGGGATTATCACGTCAGGCGAATGGCTGGACGGCGTGAAAGGTAAACAGGCATTAGACGCACTGGAACGCTACAAGGGGGCGAAAAATGCCGGAAAAACGCCAATCCTTGAAGGGGGCATGGATTACAAGCAACTGGGAATGAGTAACCAGGATGCTGAATGGCTGGCCTCCCGTCGCTTCTCCATTGAAGACATTGCCCGTATGTTCAACGTGTCGCCGATTTTTCTTCAGGAATACAGCAACAGCACCTACAGCAATTTCAGTGAGGCAAGCCGCGCGTTTCTGACTATGACAATGCGTCCGTGGCTGGCGAACTTCGAACAGCAAATCAAGGCCGCTTTGCTGGTGGCTTCTCCCGTACCTGGTACCCGTTATCTGGTTGAGTTTGATTCAGCCGATTTACTGCGCGCCACCCCTACCGAACGTTACGCCACGTATGAGAAAGGGATTAAGAACGGGATCATGAATCCGAACGAAGCCCGTGAGCGTGAGGGAATGCCGCCGCGTGAAGGTGGCGACGAGTTCAGCCAGGCATGGAAGCAGACTGTGGAAATTAAAGGTGAAAAAGATGAGTGAAGACAAAATTACACCTGATGAAGTCAGGGCACATCTTCGCCTTGATGACTTTTCCGGAGAAGGCGAACTTCTGAAAATGTATACCGATGCGGCGCTGGAAGCCTGCCAGAAGCATATCGGGAAACGTTTTGAAGACGGGCTGGAATTTACCCCGGCAATACGTGTTGGTTGCCTGATGTACATCGCTTTCCTGTACGAGAACAGGGAAGCGGTTTCACCTGTGGAACAGTCTGAACTGCCTATGGCTATTTCTGCGCTCTGGTCGGTTTATCGTGATGTGGGGGTGTACTGATGCCGTGGCAACCATTAAGGCGATGCACTGAGCCGGGCTGTAATAAGCGCGTGAAGTCCGGCAAGTGTGAAGAGCACAGGCGGGCTGCATGGCGTGCAGAGGATGCCAGACGGGGGCACCGCCGCGCGCGTGGGTATTCCCGGCAGTGGGACAAATACCGCGCCCTGTACCTGAGCAAAAACCCGTTATGCGTGCGTTGTCTGGCTAAGGGGATTTATACGCCAGCTCTTGTGGTGGATCACATCATTCCCATCAATGGCGGCGGTGATGTTCTCTTCTGGCCTGAGTGGAACCACCAGGCATTGTGCCAGACGTGCCACAACCGTAAGACGACACGGGAAGATCCAGCCACGAAAGCGAACCGTAAGGCGGGCATGTATCGCGAGCAGGAAGAACGGGCGGCACATCGTAACGACTGGATGTATGGCGATGATGACTGAACAGGAGCAAAACAGGCTGATACGTGGACTGATAAGGCAGCGTGACTTATGGAAGACACAGGAGACAGGGCACAAAGTCAACAGGACAGGGCGCACAGAACGCACCACACCGAAGCGATTAACCGACCGTGACCGCGAGGTCATGGAATGTTTTCGCAATCGCTGGTGAGGCTGTCAGAGGGGGTGGGGGAGGTTTTCAGGACGAAACCGTCCCTGCCGGACACCGACCGCCTCCTCAAATTTTTGTGCACGGGAATTTTTTTGAAAATAATTGGGCGAAAAAAGAACATGGCAAGACCACCAAAAGCCCCCGCTTACCTGGATGAAATCGCGGTCAGGCAGTGGAAGGAAAAATCGCGCCAGCTTTCCGGGCGGGAAGACCTTACCCCCGCCGACTGGAGCAATCTGGAGCTGTATTGCGTTAACTACTCCATATACCGCAAAGCCGTCGAAGACCTTGCGACGCGCGGATTCAGCATTGTTAACAGTCAGGGCAGTGAGAGCAGAAACCCCGCCCTGAGCGCAAAGGCTGACGCAGAAAGAATAATGATCAAAATGGCTTCTTTGCTGGGTTTTGACCCGGTAAGCCGCCGCAGAAATCCACCGGAAACAGAGGAAGAGGACGAGCTTGACCGCCTGGCATGAGTACGCAGAAGGCGTAAAAAACGGCAAAATTACGGCCTGTAAACGACTGAAACAGGCCGTTAAACGGTATTTTTCTGACCTTGAAAACCCCCTTTACACGTTCGATCCGGAGGTCGTGGAGCGGTTTATTGCCTTTTCCAGGGTGTGCCCGCACGTAAAAGGCGCAATGCGCGGTAGCCCCATTGAGCTGGAGCCGTGGCAGCAGTTCGCCTTTGCGTGCATCCTGGGCTTTAAGGTTAAGGCCACCGGGCGGCGCAAATACACCAGCGCATTCATTGAAGTACCGCGAAAAAATGCCAAATCCACGGTCGCCGCTATCCTGGCTAACTGGTTTCTGGTTATGGAAAACGGGCAGCAGGATATTTACACCGCCGCCGTGAGTCGTGATCAGGCGCGGATCGTGTTTGATGATGCGCGTCAGATGTGCCTTTTATCCCGACCGTTACGAAAGCGGGTAAATATTCAGGCACACAAGGTGATACACCCGAAAACCAACAGCCTGTTAAAACCACTGGCAGCAAAAGCGGCAACCATTGAAGGTACAAACCCGAGTCTTGCCATTGTGGATGAATATCACCTGCACCCTGACAACGGGGTTTATTCCGCGCTTGAACTGGGAATGGGGGCGCGTCCGGAGGGGTTATTATTTGCCATCACCACATCGGGGAGCAACGTTGTTTCAGCCTGTAAACAACACTACGACTATTGCTGCCAGATACTGGATGGTGAAGAGGTGAACGAATCCATGTTCGTGCTGATTTACGAGCTGGATGATGAAAGCGAGGTTGACGATCCGGCGATGTGGATAAAGGCGAATCCCAATATCGATGTTTCCGTCGATCGTGAAAAACTGGCCTCAACCATCCAGAAAGCGCGGGGTATTCCGTCGCAGTGGGTGGAAATGCTCACCAAGCGATTCAATATCTGGTGTCAGGGGGCTACGCCGTGGATGGGTAACGGTGCATGGGCGGAGTGCGCCGGAACGTTCGCGGAGGCGGATTTATACGGGCAGGAGTGCTACGCGGGGCTGGACTTATCATCAACCAGCGATATTTCCAGCGTGTGCTATGCCTTTCCGGTCGGTAAAAAGATTATGCTGGTTTCCCGTCACTATCTGCCGGAATTTCAGCTACAGAACCCCGCCAATAAAAACCGCGCCATCTATCGCCAGTGGGTAAAGGCGGGCTGGATACGCACAACACCGGGTGACTGCATTGATTATGACCGTATCCGTGATGACATCATGGCAGATGCAGAAAATTTCAATATCAGGCTGGTGGGCTTCGATACATGGAACGCCACGCACCTGAGGACGCAGCTACAGGGCGCAGGATTTGAGGTGGAGCCGTTCCCGCAAACATACCTTCGTTTCAGTCCGGCGGCGAAATCGTTCGAAGTTTTTGTTAACCGGAAGGTGATTGTGCATCGTGGTGATCCGGTGCTGGCCTGGTCAATGAGTAATGTTGTGATGCAGAGTGACGCGAACGCCAATATCAAGCCGAACAAGAAAAAATCATCCAACAAGATAGACCCGAGCGTTGCGGCGCTGATGGCGTTTGGCACATTCCAGGCAGAGCATGAGGAATTTGCATTCGATATGAGCGACAGCCACAAAGAGCGGCTTGCGGCGTTTGATGGTGTGTAACGGAATGGATGAGAGAGGACAATGCTCATTTAATGGAATAAATTTTCAGTATTACCGGCACCTACTTTCAGGGATGTTTTTGCGGGTTATTTGAGGGGTGTTTGCGGGTTATTTTGAATGTCTTGCGGGTTACATTCTGGCTGATATTTAAATGCGTTGTTTTTTAACATATTGATATTAAAGAGTAAAAGATAATTAGCACGCGAAGATAACCCGCTAACCCGCATAACCCGCACTGTTTTGTATATATATACGAAAAATTGCATTCAGGGGGGCTCGAAATTTCTACTGCCTCTTATCTCTTTGAGTGCTCACCTCGTCAGATTGTTACACACAAGAAATAAAAAATGCTTCGCGATGGTAGGTCGAATCACTGTATCAAAAAACGGTGTGTATCAGCATTAAAACAATACAGATACGTGTATTGCGCTGTGTATTGCTCGATGATTTATAAAGACTGTTTTTTCATGTTAAACGATTGATATACAGTCAATTTTAAAAAACTTGAAATATTCTTACCAAACACATGAATGTGTGGGTCACTGCCGAATCTGCCTGGATGGATATGATTAAGTGGGAGAAGTGCGAATACATTGCTCCACAACATGAGCTGAAAACATATCCCATGTGGGTCGGCGTAGACCTTGCTCATAAGATTGATATCTGTGCGGCGGCAAAACTCTGGCGAACCGATAACGGACATGTTCATGCTGATTTTAAATTCTGGCTTCCGGAAGGACGGCTGGAGCGATGCTCGCGGCAGCAGGCAGAACTTTACCGGAAGTGGGCGGAGATGGATAAGCTCATCCTGACGGATGGTGATGTTATCGATCATGCTCAGATAAAAAGTGACTTACTGGAATGGATTGGCGGTGAAAACCTCAGGGAACTGGGATTTGACCCGTGGAGCGCAATGCAGTTCAGCCTGGCACTGGCTGAAGAAGGGATACCGCTGGTGGAGGTTCCGCAGACGGTCCGCAATCTGTCAGAGGCCATGAAGGAAACGGAATCACTGGTTTATGCCGGGCGTTTCCATCACAGCAATCATCCGGTCATGAACTGGATGATGTCTAACGTTACGGTAAAACCGGACAAAAACGACAACATCTTCCCGAATAAATCCACGCCTGAAGCCAAAATCGACGGCCCTGTTGCGCTTTTTACGGCCATGAGCCGCTTTCTGGTAAATGGCGGGGGCGTGAATGACTTTCTGTCCACGCTTGATCCTGATGAGGACCTGTTAATTCTGTGAAACAGCTTATTACTGATATGACCGGGCTGATCGGTTTCGGTTTGCTCACTGCTGGCGTTTATCTGTATGCAGGTCTGCCAGCGTCTCTGATGCTGTCGGGCTGTTTGTTGCTGCTTTATGCACTGGTGGTGTCCATGAGGAGAAAACATGCTTCTTGATGCTCTGTTTCGCAGTGAGCCTCTGGAAAATCCCTCGGTTCCGGTAACCGGAGAGGCCGCTGAGACGGATAATATTTTTGCCCGGGATGTGTATGTCAGTCCGGAAACATCCATGAAGCTGGCTGCTGTCTATGCCTGTATTTATGTTATTTCATCCAGTGTGGCTCAGATGCCCCTGCATGTGATGCGAAAAACGAATGAGCATGTTCAGCCTGCACGCGATCATCCGTTGTTCTGGCTCGTTCATGATGAACCGAATGCCTGGCAGACCAGCTATAAGTGGCGGGAACTGAAGCAGCGTCATGTGCTGGGGTGGGGCAATGGTTATACGTGGGTAAAACGTAATCGTCGTGGAGAGGTTACCAGCCTTGAATGCTGTATGCCATGGGAAACCACGTTACTTAACACCGGTGGGCGTCATACTTACGGGGTGTATAACGAAGAGGGTGCATTTGCGGTAAGTCCGGACGACATGATCCATATCAGGGCGCTGGGAAACAATCAGAAAATGGGACTGAGCCCGATCATGCAGCATGCTGAAACCATTGGTATGGGAATGAGTGGCCAGCAGTATACCAGCGCCTTTTTTAACGGTAATGCCCGTCCTGCCGGTATTATTTCTGTGAAAAATGAACTGAACGAACAAAGCTGGGGCAGGCTTAAAAATATGTGGCAGCGGGCGGTGACAGCGCTTCGCAGCCAGGAAAATAAAACCATGTTGCTGCCTGCGCAACTGGATTACCGCGCTCTGACAGTTTCTCCGGTGGATGCTCAGATCATTGATATGACCAAGCTGAACCGGTCGATGATTGCCGGGATTTTTAATGTCCCGGCGCACATGATTAATGACCTGGAAAAAGCCACATTTTCGAATATTACGCAGCAGGCGATTCAGTTTGTTCGCTACACGATGATGCCCTGGGTTGCGAACTGGGAGCAGGAGCTTAACCGTCGCCTGTTTACCCGTACAGAACGGGCTGCCGGGTATTACGTTCGTTTCAACCTCACGGGGTTGCTCCGTGGGACCCCACAGGAGCGTGCGCAGTTCTATCACTTTGCCATTACAGATGGCTGGATGAGTCGGAATGAAGCCAGGGCATTTGAGGATATGAACCCGGTTGACGGTCTGGATGAAATGCTGGTCAGCGTAAATGCAGCAAATCCGTTGAATAACTTTAAAGATACGAAAGGCAAAGAGGAAAAGAACGATGAATGACCGTGAAACGCGCTGTTACAGCGGGGAGGTGCGGGCGGAACAATATGATAATGCCCCGACCCACATTCTGGGGTATGGCTCGGTATTTAACAGTCGTTCAGAACCTCTGTGGGGATTTCGTGAAATCATCAAGCCGGGGGCTTTTGATGATGTACTGAATGATGATGTACGTGGCTTGTTTAATCATGATCCTAATTTCATTCTCGGACGAAGTTCTGCCGGCACGTTGTCATTGTCGGTGGATGAACGCGGTTTACGTTATGACATTGTTGCACCGGATACTCCGACTATTTGTGACCTGGTGCTGTCTCCAATGTTGCGTGGTGACATTAATCAGTCCTCGTTCGCGTTTCGTGTCGCCCGTGACGGAGAGAGCTGGTATGAAGACGACGAGGGGATTGTTATCCGGGAAATCACGCGCATTTCTCGTCTGTATGACGTCAGCCCGGTGACATATCCGGCCTATCAGGACGCAGACTCTGGTGTCCGCTCAATGAAAGCCTGGCAGGAAGCGCGGGCGAGTGGTGCGCTGAAGAAAGCTGTTAACGAACGAATGGCGCGTGAGCGTCTTTTGACCCTTCTTAATGCATAAGGATACTACTGACGATGAAACTTCATGAGATGAAGCAAAAACGAAACACCATTGCAAAGGATATGCGTGCACTGCATGAAAAAATTGGTGATAACGCATGGACTGATGAGCAACGGGCAGAGTGGAACAGGGCGAAAGCTGAGCTGGATGCGCTGGATGAGCAAATCGCCCGTGAAGAAGAGTTGCGCCGTCAGGATCAGGCATATGTGGATGAGTCCGGGCCGGAAGAGCGCCAGAATAATGAGGCGGAGAACGGGAAAAAGGCGGTGGAAGAGAAGCGCGCTGCGGCATTTAACCGTTTTCTGCGTGCCGGATTTGCAGAACTGAATGCTGAAGAGCGTAATCTGATGCGTGAACTGCGGGCTCAGAGTGTAACAACGGATTCTCAGGGCGGATATACGGTGCCCACGCAGATGCGTAACAAAATCATTGACACCATGAAGGCTTATGGCGGGATTGCCAGTGTGGCGCAACTTCTGACCACATCAACCGGGCAGGATATCACCTGGTCAACGTCTGATGGCACGACTGAAGAGGGCGAACTGCTGGCGGAGAATACAGCCGCAACGGAACAGGATGTGACGTTCGGGACCGCTATTCTGGGGGCTAAAAAGCTGTCATCAAAAATAATTCGTGTGTCCAATGAGCTGCTCCAGGACAGTGGGGTGGATATTGAATCTTATCTGGCAAACCGTATTGCCCAGCGTATTGGTCGTGGAGAGGCAAAATATCTGGTTCAGGGGACCGGAACGGGATCACCGTTACAGCCAAAAGGGCTGGCAGCGTCGGTGACGGGAACCATCCAGACTGCAGCCTCTGCCGCTTTCACCTGGAAAGAAATGAATGCCCTGAAACATGCCATTGATCCGGCATATCGTGGTGGGCCGAAATACCGCTGGGCATTCAATGATGCCACATTGCAGACTATTGAAGAGATGGAGGATGGACAGAAACGCCCGTTATGGCTGCCGGATATTGCAGGCGGTACGCCGGCTACTGTGCTGGGGATCCCTTATGTTATTGATCAGGCTATTGACGGGATTGGTACCGGAAAAAAATTCATTTTCCTGGGGGATTTCAACCGCTTTATCATTCGCCGCGTTACTTATATGGAACTGAAACGTCTGGTTGAGCGTTATGCTGAGTTTGATCAGGTGGCATTTCTGGCTTTCCATCGTTTTGACTGTGTGCTGGAAGATGTGGCAGCCATCAAGGCGCTCACTGGCAAATAACCACTCGTTGTTCAGTTACAGACCGCGCCGACGCGGTTTTTTTATGCCCGCACAGTGTTGCGGGCAGGAGTTTCTGATGGCAGCAATAGTGGAAAAACTCAGGGCGCAGTGCCGTATTGATACAGATGATGCAACTGATGATGAGTTACTGATGCTGTATTTCCGGGCTGCCTGCCGCAAGGCAGAAAATTTTATCAACCGTAAGCTTTATGAGGAGACGGTGCCGGAAGGTGATCCTGAAGGGGTGCTTATAGCTGATGATGTTTTGCTGGCGCTCATGTTGCTGGTCGGGCACTGGCACGAAAACCGGGAAAATTCCTCAGATGTCAGCAAGGCACCAGTCCCGTTTGGTTTTTCTTCTCTGCTGGAGCCTTATCGTTTTATTCCTTTGTAGGAGGAGACATGCAGGCGGGCAGATTACGTGATCGCGTAATTATTCTGAATGTCACCACCGCCCGCTCTCCGTCAGGGCATCCGGTGGAGACGGTGACGGAGGGAGCTACCGTATGGGCAGAAGTTAAGGGTATCAGCGGGAGGGAGATAATCTCAGGCGGAGCAGAAACCGCTCAGGCTACGGTCAGAGTCTGGATGAGATTCCGGCGCGATGTGACAGCGACTTCACGTCTGAAAGTGCTGACCGGTGCATTTAAAGGGGCCATTCTGGGTATAGAAGGTCCACCAATACCGGATGCACGCGCTACCCGGCTTGAAATACTCTGCAGCCTGAAGGGGAATGTGTGATGGATTTCAGTCTTGATTTTTCCGGCCTGGCGGATATTGCACGGGATTTGGAGACGCTCAGCAGGGCAGAAAACAATAAGGTTCTGCGCGATGCCACCCGTGCCGGTGCTGAAGTTATGCGGGATGCAGTTGTTGAACGTGCGCCGGAGCGAACCGGGAAACTGAAGAAAAATGTGGTTGTTCTCACTCAGCGTTCAAAGCGTCGGGGGGAAATTATCTCGGGTGTCCACATTCGCGGACGGAACCTGCGAACCGGAAACAGTGATAACAGCATGAAAGCCAGCGATCCCCGAAATGCATTTTACTGGCGCTTTGTGGAGCTGGGAACGATAAACATGCCCGCGCATCCATTCATTCGCCCGGCTTTCGATACGACAGAGGAGCTGGCGGCGCAGGTTGCCATACAGCGAATGAATCAGGCTATTGATGAGGTCTTAAGTAAATGAGGGAGGGCACACTGTATTCCCTGTTGTCTCAGCTGGCCGGAGGACAGGTTTATCCTTATGTGGTCCCGCTGACGGAGGGAAAGCCTGCGGTATCTCCGCCGTGGCTGGTGTTTTCTGTGGTGTCTGACACGGCATCTGATGTGCTTGATGGGCAGGCTGAATCCAGAATTACCGTGCAGATCGATGTCTGGGCGACAGTACCTGATGACGCAGATAATATTCGTGAGCAGGCGCTTGATGCGGTAAGAAAACTGGCACCCTCCGTTATTTCTAAAGCGCAGGGTTATGATCCTGACTCCCGTCTGAGCAGAGCCACGCTTGAATTCCAGGTAATAGCCTGAGGTCATTAATGATTTTACCCACCCGCCGCTGGCGGGTTTTTTTATTTTCAGGAGACGAGTATGTCCTCTAATTTTGAGCGTTCGCAACTGACGAAAATTATGATTTCGTCTGCACCGGTAACAGCAGAAACCCTGGATTCTGCCAGCTATCTTGGCCTGAGCTGTACAATCAAAGAGGTGCAGTTTACCGCAGGACAAAAGCAGGATATTGATGTCACCACGCTGTGTTCTGTTGAGCAGGAAAATATTAACGGCCTTGGGGCTGCTTCAGAGATTTCCATGTCAGGCAACTTTTATCTGAATGCTGCCCAGAACGCGTTGCGCAGTGCCTATGACAATGACACCACGTATGGCTTTAAAGTTATTTTTCCGTCAGGCAACGGATTTACCTTTATGGCAGAGGTGCGTCAGCATACCTGGTCTGCAGGAACCAATGGTGTTGTGGCTGCAACGTTTTCTCTGCGCCTGAAAGGTAAACCTGTGCTGACGACAGAGCCGCTGAAAGTGAAGGTCGATTTAAAAAGCACGCTGCGGGTTTCTTCCGGAGCGAAACTTGAAATGGCGGTTGAGGCTGCGGGTGGTGTGCCGCCTTATTCTTATGCCTGGAAAAAAGGTGGTTCTCCTGTTTCCGGACAGACGGCGGCAACGTTCAGTAAGGCATCAGCAGCATCCGGTGATGCCGGTGCGTATACCTGCGAGATTTCTGATTCAGCAAGCCCTGTTAACAAGGTGACCTCTACTTCCTGCACTGTTACCGTCAGTTAATGAGGATAGATGTGATGACTAAAAATATCCGTAATCTGGCACTGGCAGCGATGTCGGGGTTTCGCCATAAAACTGTTGATGTGCCTGAATGGGAAGGGGCAACGGTTGTATTACGGGAACCTTCTGCAGAAGCCTGGTTGCGCTGGCAGGAGATCGTTAAAGCAAAAGATGATGAGACACCGTTATCCGTTGCGGAGCTCGCCCGCCGAAATCTGGAAGCGGATGTTGAACTGTTCATCGATGTTCTGTGTGATACCGGACTGCAACCTGTATTTTCAGTGGATGATCGTGAACAGGTGATTGCCGTGTATGGCCCGGTGCATGCGCGGCTTCTTCGGCAGTCTCTGGAACTGATCAGTGATGCCGGCGAGGTTAAAAAAAAGTAGCGCTTCCGGGGATGCGTTTTCTGATGATGCTGGCGCTCAGGATGGGGCGCACATTGTCAGAGTTACGCCGGGAAATGTCCGCATCAGAAATCATGATGTGGGCAGAGTTTGACAGGTTCAGCCCGCTGGGGGACGAACGGGCTGATATCCGGGCTGCCCAGATTGTTTCAGCTGTTTACGGTGCGCAGGGGGTCAAAGTGCCACTGAATGATGCGCTTCTTCAGTGGGAGAAGGAGCAGACAGAAGGCGTATCAGATCCATTTGCTGGACTGGAAAACGCGCTTTTAATAGTGTCTCAGTGAGTCAACATAACCGCTTCGGCGGTTTTTTTTCGTCCGGAGAATGAGTGTGGCGACATTACGTGAACTGATTATTAAAATCTCGGCAAATTCCCGGTCATTCCAGTCAGAGATCTCCCGGGCTTCGCGTATGGGGCAGGATTACTACCGTACCATGCAGAACGGAGGCCGGCAGTCCGCTGCTGCATCCCGTGAAATGCGGCGTGCACTGGCAGAAGTGACGGATCAGATAAATACAGCTAAATCTTCGGCACTAAACATGGCGGGGGCATTTGCCGGGGCTTTTGCTACCGGTCATCTTATTTCTCTCGCCGATGAGTGGAATTCAGTAAATGCCCGTCTGAAGCAGGCCTCACAGTCCAGTGATGATTTTCAGTCATCACAGCGTGAATTAATGGCGATCAGCCAGAGAACGGGGACGGCTTTTTCTGATAACGCCAGCCTTTTTGCCCGCTCTGCAGCTTCCATGCGGGAGTATGGTTACAGTTCTGAGGAGGTACTGAAAGTCACCGAGGCGATCTCCACGGGCCTGAAATTATCCGGTGCCAGTACAGCAGAAGCCAGTTCGGTGATCACGCAGTTCAGTCAGGCTCTGGCGCAGGGAGTGCTGCGCGGTGAAGAGTTTAACTCGGTGAATGAGAACGGCGATCGTGTTATTCGTGCTCTGGCTGCGGGAATGGGAGTTGCCCGTAAGGATCTGAAGGCCATGGCGGATAACGGAAAGTTGACCGCCGATAAGGTTGTTCCTGCACTGATTAGTCAGCTTGGGGCATTACGTGATGAATATGCGGCAATGCCTGATACGGTTTCATCCTCTGCAACCAAAGTTGAAAACGCCTTTATGGCCTGGGTTGGTGGTGCGAACGAGGCAAGCGGAGTGACGAAGACGCTCTCCGGTGTGCTGAATGGTCTTGCAGGCAATATTGACACCGTGGCAACCGCTGCCGGTGCTCTGGTTGCCGTCGGGGTAGCCCGATATTTTGGCAATATGGCGTCGTCTGCTGGATCTGCAACTGCCGGATTAATTACTGCAGCCAGAAACGAAGTGGCTCTTGCTGAAGCGCAACTTCGGGGGACACAGATAGCAACCGCCAGGGCGCGTGCGGCGGTTTATCGTGCGCAACAGGCGGTTGTTGCTGCTCGCGGTACCGAAAGGCAGGCCGCAGCAGAAGCGAAGCTGACAGCTGCCCAGGCGTCACTTACCCGTAATATTGCGGCCAGAACAGCGGCACAGACAACGCTGAATACTGTCACGTCAGTGGGGAGTCGTCTGTTAAGTGGTGCGCTGGGGTTGGTTGGTGGTGTGCCGGGACTCGTCATGCTGGGGGCGACGGCCTGGTACACGATGTATCAGAATCAGGAGCAGGCCAGAGAATCTGCACGCCAGTATGCCGCAACAATCGACGAAATTCGCCAGAAAACGTCGGCAATGTCGCTTCCTGAAGCGTCAGATAATGAGGAAAAGACGCGGCAGGCACTTGATGAGCAAAACAGGTTAATTGACGAGCAGAAAAGTAAGATTAAATCCTTACAGGAAAAAATTGCTGGCTATCAGTATGTGCTGGCAAACCCGGGCTGGACAACCGATAACGGTTTTATGATTAACCACATGACGTCGGTAAAAACTGTCACAGAAGGGCTTGCAGAAGCAACAAATCAACTGGCAGTTGAACAGTCCCGTCTCACACAAATGCAGGGCAAAGCGCAATCCATTCAGGATGTGCTTGCCGGGCTGGAGGAGCGACGGGTGGCGTTGATCCGTCAACAGGCCGCGGAACAAAACAAAGCGTATCAGTCCCTGTTGATCATGAATGGGCAGCATACCGAGTTTAATCGCCTTCTCGGGCTCGGTAATGAATTACTTCAGCAGCGACAGGGGCTGGTGAATGTACCGTTACGGCTACCACAGGCAACCCTGGATGATAAACAGCAGACTGCACTGAATAACAGCGAGCGCGAACTGGCTCTGTCCCGCCTGAAGGGGGAAGCCCGTGAGCGTGCCCGCCTGGGTTATGCTGCGGATGATCTCGGCTTTGTGGGAGAGGCGTATCAGACAGCCAGACAGAATTATATCAATAACTCACTGGATGCCTGGCGAAATAACCAGGCAAATAAACCCAAAGCGCATAAAAAGACCGAAGCGGAAAAAACAGAAGATATTTATAAACGGCTGATTAAACAGCAAAAAGAACAAATAGCACTGGCAGGGCAGAATACTGAACTGGCTAAGATGAAATATCAGGTCAGTCAGGGCGAATTATCAACCCTGTCAGAAGCGCAGAAAAAAACGCTTTTGCAGAATGCAGCACTCATCGACCAGAAAAAGATTCGTGAGCAGCTTGCTGCGTATGAAAGCAGCCTGGCGGACAGTAATGCCAGTACCCGGGCATCTGACGAAGCGCAGTTACTGGGATATGGTGAAGGCTCACGGATGCGTGAACGACTCCAGGAAATGTGGAGTATCCGGCATGAGTTTGAGCAGAAAAATAACGAGCTGCTGAGACAGTATCAGGCCGGAGAAATTGAAGAAGCCCTGTGGAAACAGGAGAAAGAACTGAATAAAAAATATCTGGAAGAGCGTCTCAGCGATCAGCAGGATTATTATGCAAAGGCCGATGCTTTACGTAATAACTGGAATGCAGGACTCCAGGAGGGGCTGACCAACTGGGCAGACAGTGCCACCGATTATGCTTCGCAGGCGGCAGATGCTGTCGTTTCCACTATGGACGGACTGGTATCAAATATTTCCGATGCACTGGCCGGAAATGTTGTGGACTGGAGAAACTGGGGGAGTTCAGTTCTCCGGGAAGTTTCAAAAATTCTGATGAATGCGGCCATTGTTAACGGACTGAAGTCACTCTCCGGTGCCGGAGGGTGGCTTGGTACAGTCGGCGGATGGATTTCGGGGGCGGTGGCAAACGCAAAAGGTGGTGTTTACACATCGGCAAATCTGAGTGCTTACAGTAACACTATTGTGGATACACCGACGTATTTTGCTTTTGCGAAAGGTGCCGGGCTGATGGGCGAGGCCGGGCCTGAAGCTATCATGCCACTGACACGGGCAGCGGACGGCTCTCTTGGGGTCAGAGCCATTGGCAATGTGAATAGTGGCGGGGGGTTTGTTTATTCTCCCGTGTATCACATCAGCATTCAGAATCAAGGGAGCAATGGCGAGATAGATGCGCGCTCAGCCAGGGGACTGGTGGATCTGATCGACAGCAGGGTTGTGTCAATTATGCAGTCATCGCGTCGGGATGGAGGATTGTACAGTGCCTGAGCCTGAAGTTTTTAACTGGATCCCCCGTGAGGGGATGGAGACGACACGAAAGCCATCAGTTATTACGGTAAAGTTTGGTGACGGATATGAACAGCGACGGGCTGGTGGTCTGAATGCGGATCTGAAAACGTTTAAACCGGTATTTCGTGTCACAGATGAATATTCCCGTGCCGCGCTGGACAGTTTTTTATCCCGTCATGCCGGGATTCGTGCTTTTTTGTGGCGTCCGCCAAAACACAACAGGACTGTCCGGGTTGTCTGCAGGGAGTGGAGCATTTCGGATAATGCCATGTATACCGATTTTAACTGTACCTTTGAAGAGGTCACTCACTGATGCAGGATATACAGCAGGAAACACTCAATGAGTGCACTAAAACGGAGCAATCCGCGCTGATCGTGCTCTGGGAAATTGATCTGACAGAGGTCGGCGGAGATCGTTATTTCTTCTGTAATGAGCAGAACGAAAAAGGTGAACCAGTCACCTGGCAGGGGCGGCAGTATCAGGCCTATCCCATTCAGGGAAGTGGATTTGAGATGAACGGCAAAGGAGCCAGTGCAAGGCCAACGCTGAAAGTCTCTAATCTGCACGGCATGGTCACCGGGATGGCGGAAGACCTGCAGAGTCTGGTCGGCGGAACGGTGGTCAGGCGTAAGGTTTACGCCCGTTTTCTGGATGC